CAGCGGGCATCCCACGCTAAAAGAAGTGATGCAGAGGGCGATGCGGACAGCGATGCCGCCGCCGGATCTGACGATTTCTGAATGGGCTGACGAATACCGCCGTCTTTCTCCCGAAGCATCGGCTGAGCCTGGCCGATGGGATACCAGCCGTGCCGAGTATCAGCGCGGCATGATGGAAGCCGTATCCGACGCTGGAATTGAGCAGGTCGTGTTCATGACCTCTTCCCAGATTGGCAAGACCGAGATCATCAACAACATCGTCGGGTTTCACATTCAGCAAGATCCATCCCCGATGTTGGTCGTTCAGCCGACGTTGGAGATGGCAAAGTCGTGGTCGCAAGAGCGCTTGGCTCCAATGCTGCGCGACACACCTGCGCTGGCTGGTCTGATTGCTGATCCTCGTGCGCGCGACAGTGGCAATACCGTCTTGCACAAAATGTTTATTGGCGGCCACATCACTGCTTGCGGCGCAAACTCTCCTGCATCACTGGCTTCGCGTCCGATTCGCGTCGTTTTGTGCGATGAGGTGGACAGATACCCGCCTTCTGCCGGCTCGGAAGGTGATCCGATTGCCCTTGCCAAGCGTCGTGCGACGACTTTCTGGAACAAAAAGATCATTCTGGTGTCCACGCCGACGAACAAAGGCGCATCACGCATCGAAGCCGCCTTTGAAGAGTCGGATCAGCGGCATTACTACGTTCCTTGCCCAGATTGCGGCCATGAACAGACTCTCAAATGGTCAAATGTGCAATGGCAGGAGAAAAAACCTGAAACAGCCGTGTATGCCTGCGAAGGATGCGGCTCTGCTTGGGATGATCCGAAGCGGTATCGCGCAATTAAGAAGGGCAAATGGGTTGCGCATGGCGAATTCACCGGCACTGCCGGATTCCATCTGAACGGCATTTACTCGCCTTGGGTTCCGCTCTCTGATGCGGTGCAAGATTTCCTCACGGCAAAACGCGATCCGATGCGATTGCGCACTTGGATCAACACTTTCCTCGGCGAATCATGGGAAGAAGAAGGCGAAGGCGTGGACGATCTTGACCTGTCGCTGCGCAAAGAGGATTGGGGCGAAATCCCAGAGGATGTTGTCCTCATCACCGCTGGCATTGACGTGCAGGATGACCGCTTGGAGTACGAATTGGTCGGATGGGCGCGTGACGAAGAGTCCTACAGCCTCGATTACCAAGTCATGTTTGGCGACCCGTCCAATCCAGAAACATGGAACCGGCTTGATGCTGCTTTACTCAAAACCTGGCAGCACCCTGTTCTTGGCGAGATCGGTATCCGTGCTTCGTGCATTGACTCCGGCGGCCATCACACGCAGGCCGTGTATAACTATGTGCGCACCCGCGAAGGCCGACGCATTTGGGCGATCAAAGGTGTGGGCGGTGAAGGCAGGCCGATTGTCGGAAGGCCATCGAAAAACAACACGCAGCGTGTCAACTTATTTCCTGTCGGAGTCGATACGGCAAAAGAATTGGTGTACTCGCGACTAAAGATTAAAGAGGAAGGGCCGGGGTATTGTCATTTTCCGATGGGACGCGAGGATGAGTATTTCCGCCAGTTGACTGCCGAACGACAAGTGACGCGCTACACCAAGGGCTACCAAAAACGCGAATGGGTGAAGCGTCGCGCACGAAACGAAGCATTGGACTGCCGCGTGTATGCGACTGCCGCGCTCACAATCCTCAATGTCAATGTCAATAGATTTTCTGAAAAATTGCGTGATAAAATGCAGAGCAATATAGAAAAGCCGGTTGAGGAACCCACTTATCAGCCGGTTATGCCACGACCCGCTAGGCGCGTGGCCCGTAATCAGGGTGGCTTTGTGAATAGCTGGAGGTAAGCATGGCGGGTCTGTTTGATGTTGCCAATGCGCAAGAAGGCGAACCGTATGAGGTAGTGATCGGCGACTTCATCCAATGGAAGCGTTCTGACCTTGCTACAACCTACGATCCCGACGATTACACTCTGACCTATGTCGCGCGCATCACCGCTGGCGGGTCTGCCGAAATCACGGTGACTTGCTCTGAAAGTAGTGGCGCGTTTCTTGCGTCAATCTCATCAAGCACCAGCGCGAATTTCACCGCAGGCGACTATTATTGGCAGGCAGAAATCCTGCGCAAATCAGACAGCGAACGCATTGTCGTGGATCGCGGGACATTCAAAATCATTGTTGATCTTGATGTTGATTCGACAGATCCGCGCACGCACGCCGAGATTATGCTCGCCAAGATCGAAAGCCTGCTTGAAGGGCGCGCCGATGGCGATGTTTCAAGCTATTCCATCGCAGGCCGCAGCCTGACCAAGATGTCCCCAGCCGAATTGATCGAGTGGCGTGATTACTACCGCCGCGAGGTCGCAGAGCAAAAGCGCAAGAATGATGTGAAACTCGGTCGCGCTAGTCCTGCCACAGTCAAAATTAGGTTCATGTGATGGCATTGATCGACTTATTCCGCAAGAAGAAACAAGCCGTCAAGCGCAGCTATGCGGGCGCGAATACAGGGCGACTATTCTCAGACTTTGTGACCTCAACGCGCACCGCTGATGCGGAGTTGCGCTACAACCTGAAAGTCCTGCGCAATCGCTGTCGCGAATTAAGCCGCAACAATGAATATGCGAAACGCTATCTTCGACTCTTGCGCACGAATGTGGTCGGTGAAAAAGGCGTTTCGTTGCAAGTCAAAGCCGTCAATGTTGACGGCTCTTTTGATCGGATCGGAAACAACATCATCGAGCAGCAGTTCAAGGCATGGGGCCGTCGCGGGAATTGCACCGTGGACGGCAAGATGTCTTGGGCTGACGCGCAGGATCTTTTCATCGAATCGCTCGCGCGTGATGGTGAAGTCCTGATTCGCATGGTGAACTGGAACGGCAACTCGGATCGCTTCGGCATCGAGTTCCTTGAACCGGATCTGATCGATGAGGATAAAAACGAACGCCTGCCGAATGGCAACACCATCCGCATGGGCGTGGAGATGGACAAGTACCGTCGCCCGGTTGCGTATCACATCCTGGCTCAGCATCCGGGTGAAGAATTCACCGGCATGAACGCAGGCGGCAAGCGCACCGAGCGCGTACCTGCCGACAAGATCCTTCATGTGTATATGCCCGACCGCGCGCAGCAATCTCGTGGCGTGCCGTGGATGGCAACTGCGATCTCCAGCCTGAAGATGTTGCACGGTTATCGTGAAGCCGAACTGGTCGCCGCGCGTACTGCCGCGAGCAAGATGGGCTTCTTCACCAGTCCATCCGGCGATGGCTTTGTCGCGGATGACTATGAGAACAATGTTGTTCCAATCATGGAGGCGGAGCCGGGGTCATTCCACCAGCTACCGCAGGGCGTATCCTTCCAGCAATTTGATCCGCAGCATCCTACCTCGGCTTTTGGTGAGTTTGAGAAGTCGATCCTGCGCGGGATCGCGTCTGGTTTGGGTGTCAGCTACTACGCTCTGGCAAACGATCTCACGGCTGTCAGCTATTCCAGCATCCGTGCTGGCGAATTGGCTGACCGTGATTTCTACCGCAGCCTCCAGCGGTTCATGATCGATCACTTCATCCGTCCGGTTTTCAGCCTGTGGCTGCAAAACTCAATGACGGTTGGCTCGGTCAACCTGCCGATCAACAAGTACGACAAGTTCAACACCGCTGCCGAGTTCCGTGGTCGTGGCTTCAACTGGGTTGATCCGCAGAAGGAAATCGCAGCGAATGTCATGGCCCTGAAGAATGGCCTGATTTCCATGCAGGACATCGCCAACAATTACGGTCGCGATGTCGAGGAAACCTTCGCCCAGATCGCGCGCGACAAGGAAACCGCTGCACGGTTCAACCTCAAGACTGCGTTCGAGCCGTTCGGCGCAACGCAGATGCCGGTCGTGCCGGAAGGGTATGAAGATGGCAATACCGAATGAAGCGATGAGAAAGGAGGCCGAGCGCGGCCTCGCTTGGCGCAAAGAATTCGGTCGTGGCGGTACTGAGGTCGGCGTTGCTAGAGCGCGCGACATCAAAAACGGTGTGGATCTCTCCGATGAAACCATCGTGCGCATGAATAGCTATTTCGCGCGGCATGAGGTGGATAAGCAGGGCGAAGGATTCAGCCCCGGCGAGGATGGTTATCCCAGCGCAGGGCGTATCGCATGGGCTTTGTGGGGTGGAGATCCTGGCCGATCATGGGCTGCTGCGCAGGTGAAGAAGATGGATCGATCCTACGACGAACGCCCCTATCCAAACGAACACGCAGCACGCATCAAAGACCCTGCGCAGTTCGATGACTTCCGCCGTGAAGCGGATGCTGGTGGTGAGGGCATCGACTTCATCTACGGCATCAAGGATGGCGAGTCCGAAATTCAGGCGATTCGTTTTGACAAAACACGATATACTCCGGCACAGGCGAAAGCATGGCTGGCCGATCACGACTACGAACCGATTGAGTTCGAGGAAGCAACAGGTGAGCGTATGAGCGAAGAAGTTGAAATTCAGGAACCGGCAGAAGGCGAAGAATCTCTGACCATCGATGAGGTCAAGGATGTCATCGAAGCTACTGCCGAAGAATCCGCCGAGGACGAAGTGATCCTCGAAGTCGAAGGCGAGCGTTTGAGCAAGAACGAAACCTTCCGCCGCGCTGATGCGCTTGAACCTGAGATGATCGATGAGCGTCGCGTCAGCATGGCTCTATCTTCTGAGGCTCCGGTCAGCCGTTCCTATGGGATTGAAGTTCTTGATCACTCCGATGAATCCATCAATCTGGACTTCTTGAATAGTGGTCGCGCACCACTACTCATGGATCACGATCCAGAGCGTCAGATTGGTGTCATTGAATCTGTAAGTCTTGATGGCTCGGCCCGCCGTTTGCGGGCGACTGTTCGTTTTGGAAAGAACGGACTTGCCAGAGAGATTTACGATGATGTCATGGATGGCATCCGTGGCAATGTGTCGATTGGCTACCATATCGACAAAATGGTCAGATCCGAGTCGGACAGAAATGTCTATCGCGCAACCTCGTGGCGACCGATGGAAGCATCTATTGTTTCAATCCCCGCAGACCAGTCAGTCGGCGTGGGTCGAAAGGCAGAGGCTCCCGAAGAACCCAAACCTGAAATTTCCAAAGTGGAGATCACGAAAATGGAAGAAATGAATGTAGATCAGGTGCGCAATGACGCTGCTGCGGCTCGCACCAAAGAAATCAGCGAGATCCTTGATCTGGCTGCCCGTCACAACAAGCGCGATCTGGCTGACAAGGCGATCCGTGAAGGCGCATCTGTCGCTTCTTTTCGCGGTATGCTGCTCGACCACATCGCTGACAAGCCGCTCGAAACTACTGAAATTGGCCTGAACCAGAAAGAAGCTCGTCAGTACAGCCTGATGAATGCAATCCGTTCTGCTTCAACTGGTCGCTTTGGTGGCTTTGAAGCTGAAGTTTCTCAGGAACTCACCAAGCTGTATGGCAAAGAAGCTCGCGGCTTCTATGTTCCGACTGAAATCTTCAAGCGTGACATCACTACCGCATCCCCGGCCAACGGCTCAAACATGATCTCTACCGACCATTTGGCTGGTGAGTTCATCGATGCGCTGCGTCCGAATCTTGTAATCGCCGGCCTCGGCGCACGCATGATGCAGGGCTTGAAGGGTGATGTTGCAATCCCGGCCCTGAACGCCAAGACCAGCGTCGGTTTTGTTGCTGAAAACAGCGCACCGGGTTCTGAAGGCGCACCGACTTTCCGTCAAGTCACCATGTCGCCTAATACTCTGGTTCAGTTCGTTGACATCAGCCGCAAGCTGGCAATGCAATCTGATCCGTCCGTTGAGCAGGTTGTTCGTGACGACATGATGATGCAGTTCGCAGCCAAGATTGACGAAGTTGCAATCGAAGGCGGCGGCGCATCTGAACCGACTGGTATCCTCGGCACTTCCGGCATCGGTTCGGTTGCTCTGGGTACTAACGGTGGCGCAATCACTTACGCCTCTCTGGTCAATCTGGAACGCGAAGTCGCAATTGACAATGCTCTGGCTGGCTCTCTCGCTTACCTGACCAACCCGAAGGTTGTTGCAGCTATGCGTCAGACCGCTCGCCAGTCTAGCGGTGTTGAAGGCAACTTCATCCTGAATGACACCAACACCCTGTTGGGCTACCGCGTTGCCAGCACTTCGCTGGTTCCGTCTGACCTCACCAAGGGTACTTCCAGCGGCGTATGCTCTGCTGCGATCTTCGGTAACTTCAACGCCCTGATGATTGGTATGTTCGGTGGCTTGGATGTGCTGGTTGATCCGTACAGCAACAGCAACACCGGCGCAACCCGCGTTGCCATGTATCAGGACATCGATGTTGCAGTACGCAACGCCGAATCCTTCGCGGCAATCCAAGACATCACCACCTCTTAATCGGTTGTGATATAAGGGGTCGGGGATCAAACCTCGGCCCCTTTTTTTATGCAGCCAGTCGAACACTACAAAGACGAATATCTCGGCCAAACCTGCGCCGTTCTAGGTGGCGGGGTAAGCCTCCCGACCGACCTGCGTCAGATCAATCCAGTTGATGTACTGATCGGGGTAAATCAGCATTCCCTTATACTTCCGCTCGACTTTCTGGTGTTTCGCGACCGTGATGTGTGGCCGCTCATCAGCCGCGTGCATGACTGCAAATTCGTGACGCACCTCAACAAGTTCAATGATGGCCGAGTCATTCATGCCGGCATTGCGCCGCCTATCGGATATTCCGGCGGCTTTGCCATCTGGTTTGCCGACTATCTCGGCTTTGGGCGCATCGATGTCTGCGGCATGGATCAGTACGACCCGAAGAAACATGAAGGCCGTGAGTATTGGTGGGAAGGGCCACAAACCAACCTCGCCCGGAAACACACCAACTGCAATTCCGATCTCATGCGCACCAAGCAGTTCATTGATACACTTCAACATCCAGAACGCATCTGGTTTGTATCAGGGAGATTGAAGGAGATTCATCAATGAAGGTAATGCTGAGAAGTGCCGTTTTATGGGACAAGGAACACCGCGATGCGGGTGAGGTGATCGAGGTCAACGACTCCGACGCAAGCTGGCTGATGAGCCGTGGCAAGGCCGTGCCTTACGCCGAACCTGAGAAGCCGGTCAAGAATCGCGCTGAAGAAGTCGCCACCTCTGAAGCCCCGAAAACGACGAAGCGCACTTGGAAAAAGACCAAAGC